CGGGTACCGTGATAAATGGCAGCACCAATCACCACAATCCCAAGCACGATCACGAATAACAAAAGCAACATTTCCATCTCTAACCACCTTTCTGCAGGTCACGCTCGATATCCCTTGTCAGCTGCTCAATACCTGCCTGCTCCGCCGGCGCGATATGAGGGAACGCCCTTGTCCTTCCACCGCCGCGCTTCGCATGGCCAAACTCCAAAAGATGCGTCAGCTGGTACCGTTTGGAATGCACTACGATCTGGATGGAATCGGACGTTTCTCTGGTCTTTTTCACCGCCCAGCTCTTGGAATACTTTCCTGTCTTCTTCGGAGCCGTGCTTTCGATCTGCTGCTTTACGGTCTTGCCCGCCTTCTGGACATCCTTCTTCAGGTCCTCCGCAGCAAGCTTCGCGTATTCCTCCATGCCCTTCATCACGGTATCCGCCAGCTGGTCAATCTTTATCGTCTGTGCCATCAGCGCCGCTCCTTCCTGCAGGTAAACTTCAATGACTTCTTCCGGAAGTTCATATGGTCGATGTTCACGATGTTGTAGATCTCACCCATAAACATCACCCGGAAATGCGTGGAATCAATCGCAGCAGCTTTCTTGCAATAACGGATAGATACGGTCATGGAAAAATCCTCAACCGTAGTCCCGGCAGCCTGTTCTTCCTTGGAACTGGCCAGGCCTTCACCGCCGATGGTGGCAAAACAGGTGTAATAATCCGTCCAGGCATTCTTATGATTGCCGTACTTGTCGGTCACGGTCTCATTCTTCTGGAAAGTCACCTTTGACCTGAGTGCTGCCACATCCATCAGAATCCCTCCTTCCGGCTGCCGAACAGCAAAGCTCGAAGCGTCAGATCCATCGCATGATGGTCAGCTTCTTCCCTGTGCTCATACAGATAAGCCACCGTAAACATCACAGCGATCTTCCCATTCTGAGCCGCATCCAGGTCCGCCTCATCGTCCGTCCGCAGGATATCCATGCACTGCTTCTTCGCCGCCGATATGAAGTTTTCGATCAGAGCATCGTCATCCTCGAAATCAACCCGGAGATAACTCTTCATCTCTTCCACAGTCACAGTCATAGAAATCACCCCTTAAAAACAGAGGCGGCAGGAACTTCCCACCGCCTCATAGTTACATCTGCTGACGATCAGGCGCTTGTCTTCATCTTCAGGAGCTGGATACCTTCCGGAAGGATCAGCTTGCCGTCAATACGCTCCGTCGCAACAAAGCCGACCTGGCCGTTGGTGCTGTAGAGCTCATTGAGCCTCTGAACCGTTCTGCCGGATCTGTCAGCAATCCAATAATTCTTGAAATCCCCGAATGCTACAGTCAGCGCACCCGAAGCCGCAACCGGTACATACGGACTGGTGTAAAGGTCATAACCCAGAAGCTTGTCAGGCTCACCTGCCTGAAGGGAAGGCTGCCAGAGATAAGCATCGTTCTTGTCCTTCAGCTTACGGATCATGGATACCGTCGCGTCGTTCATAAGGAACTTCGCATTTCTGCGGTAAGGGCTCTTCAGCGAATAAATCAGGTTAATCAGCTCATCCGCCGTGATCGCCGTTGCGCTTGCCGCAGTCACGCCTACGGTTCCGCCGTTCGCAGTGAAGATACCGGTAGGCTGTCCGGTTCCGGTACCGACACAGAAAGCCTCTTCCTCAGCAATACCGAATGCCCTTGCGAACTCACCGGCAATGTAAGACTCCAGGTCAAACATGGAATCCTGCAGAAGCTCGATGGAAACCTTCACAAGGTCAGTCAGCTTGAAGGCATCAATGGTCTTCTGGTCGAAAGTAGGACCGCTCTCGGTATAAGCACCGTTCTCCGCCGTCCACTGCGCAGTAGAGTGAGTAGCCGCAACCGGGATCTTTCTCTCAGCGCTGGTAGTGATGACCTTCGCAAGGCCCCTCACCACGTTTGCCTCATCCAGACCGGTCACGATCTGACGCTCGAACTCTTCCGGCACAAGGTAGCCGCCGTCTGCCTGCACACCCTCGGAAAGGACGTTGTGAACAAGTCTCTTACCACGGAGATGGGCTCCGAAATCTTCCTTGTACGCATTGGAAGCACGACCGGTCTTTTCCTCCACCTGCTTTGCCGGTCTTCCAGTAAGAGGAGTGTTGATAGGCTGATTCAGCGCCGCCTCCCTTGCCTCAGCTCTCTGCTGACGGTCGATCGCTGCAGTCAGATCCTCAATTTCCTGCTCCATACGGCTGTAAGTCGCGTTATCCTCCGCAGACAGAACGCCGTTCTCATTCTCGTGGGTATCCACAAAGTTCTTCGCAGTTTCCCACACCTTCGCTCTCTTCTCGATCATATCTTTGATAGTCATAGCTCGATTCCTCCTTAAATGAATCTCTTGATAAAGTTCAGGCGTTCCCTGATCTCATCACAGGAACGCCCGTTATCCGTTGTCTGTTCAGTTGCTGCACCATTGTCCAGTGCCTTGATGTGACATTTCGCCGCAATCTTATCCATCAGCGAATTAGTCACCGCCGCCCTGGAATAGAGCATCGACACCTCAGGTGTTTCCAGATCATCTGCTTCCGATGTATCTGTCCTCTGCAGCACATCATCCGCAAATCCCAGCTCCACTGCCTTGTGCGCGTCCATCCAGGTTTCCGCATCCATCAGATGTGATATCTTCGTCCTGCTCATGCCGGTCTTGATCTCATAGGCATTCATGATGGATTCCTTCACTTCAGCCAGCATGTTGATTGCCTTCTGCATCTCCGCCGTATCACCAAAAGCGATTGTGGCCGGATTGTGGATCATCATCATGCTCACAGGACTCATGAGCACCTTCGTCCCTGCCATCGCGATCACACTTGCCGCCGATGCCGCAATGCCATCGATCTTCACCGTGACATCGCCCTTATAGTCCATCAGCATGTTGTAGATCTGAGCTGCCGCCACACAGTCACCACCCGGACTGTTGATCCAGACCGTGATGTTCCCTGTCCCGGCATTCAGCTCTTCTCTAAAAAGAGCCGGTGTGACATCATCGTCAAACCAGCTCTCTTCCGCTATGGTTCCATTCAGGAAAAGTACTCTTTCATTGACCTCTTCGCCTGAAGCCTGGTCTCTGATCTTCCTGCTTTTCCAGTTCCAAAACTTCTTCATCGGAATCTCCTTCCTCCTTTCCGTTGTTGCCTGCCGCAAATATCCCGGCATCCTCCAGCTTCGTCATGTTTCCATTGATCAGGTACAGATCACCGCCCTGTTCCGCCGGGATCCTATCAAGGTTTTCCAGCTCACGGATATCATTGGCAGACATCCATCCGTTCTGTCTGGCTGTCGCATAGCCGTTCATCCTGCTCTGGTAATCTCCACGGAGCAAACCATCCACATTGAACTTGAAGAAATATTTCTTCTTCTCATCCGGAGTAAGCAAAGCTCTCACCATTGCCTGCTCCCAGCAGCTTACCCAGGGATCCAGCGTGTACTTCACAAACTCCAAGCTCTGCTGCTCAATGTTGTTGAAGCTGGACTTCTCCAAATCCCCGATCATATGAGGCGGCACACGGAAGATCCTCGCGATCTCATCGATCTGAAACTTCCTTGTCTCCAGGAACTGAGCCTGTTCCGGTGAAATGGAAATTGGCGTGTACTTCATGCCCTCTTCCAAAACGGCAATCTTATTCGCATTGCCGCTTCCTCCGAAGGTCGCCTGCCAGCTTTCCCTCACCTTGCTCGGATCCTTGATGGTTCCCGGATGCTCCAGCACACCGGAAGGAGCCGCGCCGTTCGCGAAGAACTTGCTTCCATACTCTTCAGTGGCAATCGCAAGCCCGATCGCGTTCTTCGCCATTGCAATCGGCGAATATCCAACCAGACCATCGAACCCTAATCCCGGAATATGCAGCACATCATGAGGCTGAAGCCTTACCGTCCTTCCAACCTTGTTGGTGCCTTTTCTTCCGTCCACATCGTCCGAATCGTAAACGGTATATTCGTAGTAGAGCCTTCCGTGCTCATCACGATCCACCTTCATCCGATCCGGCATTAACGGATACAGAGCCACAACTTCACCCTTGCCATTGCGGATGATCTGACTGTAAGCATTGCCCCACAGGAGCAAATGCGTCATCAGAGTCTCCCGAAAGATAAAGGATGTCATTTCCGGATTCGGCTCATCATGGAGCAAAAAATAAAGCGGATGATCCACCGCTTTCTCTTTACCGCCATCATCGGTATATCTGTAAAATTGTAATGGCAGGCTTGCCACCGCCTCCGACAGGATCCTCACGCAGCAGTACACCGCCGTCATCTGCATCGCAGATCTCTCGGTCACATACTTGCCACTCGAAGTACCTCCCAGAAAGAAGCTGTAGCTGCTTCCTGCTGTCCTATCTGTAGGCTTATCCCTGCTCCGAAACAGACCGCTCAGTATTCCCATCGCAATTCCCTCCTTCGTCAAAATACAAGTAATCCGCGCTCATCATAAACACTCCCCTGCGGCTCCGTCTGATTGCGTATGCACCGGTCAAGTGCCATGATTGCAGCCACAATGCCGTCAATCTTCTCTTTTGATTTTGCCTTCGTTACCTTGATATTCCCGGCAGGATCCGTATCGACTACCACGTTGCCGGCCATCCACCTGAGAACCGGATGTCCTCCGTGAATGATCTGGCCTTCCATGAGCAGACGATAAAAATCCTTTGTCGGCCCGGACATTGAAGCAAAGCCCTGGCCGAACGGAACCATCGTGAAGCCATCGCCTTCCAGGTTCTGGATCATCTGTGTGGCATTCCATCTGTCCACCGCGATCTCAACGATGTGGTATTTCTCCGCCAGATCATTGATGAACTTCTCAATGAAGTCATAGTGGATCACGTTGCCCTCGGTGGATAACAGGTATCCCTGCCTCTCCCAGATGTCATAAGGAACGGAAGCTGCCTTTACCCTTTGCGGTATTGTCTCTTCTGGCACCCAGAAGAACGGAAGCAGGATATACTTCTCATCCTCATCCCTCGGAGGAAACATCAGCACCAGAGCCGTGATGTCTCCCGTGCTGGACAAGTCCAGACCGCCGTAACAGTCTCTGCCTTCCAGCGCGGCCAGATCAATCTCTTCGTTACCCTTCATAAATATCGCATCCGGTATCCATGCCACGGTACTCGAAACCCACATGTTCAGCCTCAGCCACTTGAAGGTCACTTCATCCGCCGGATTTTGTTTTGCTTCCCGGTAAGCATCCCTGAGCCTTTCGATATCGACCGTATAGCCCAGAGAAGGATTTACCTTGTACCAGTTCGCTTCATCTTCCCAGTCCTCATCATCCTTCAGTCCGTAGACCACCGGATAGAAAGTCGGATCCACACGCCGGCCTTCCAGAATATCCACCGCCTTTGTATGAAGCTCATAGGCGATGGAATGTCTGTCCGTACCTGCCGTGGTGATAATAAAATGCAGCGGATTCTGTCTGGCATCCGAAGATCCCTTTGTCAGAACGTCATACAGCTGCCTGTTCGGCTGAGTATGAATCTCATCAAACACCAATCCGCTGACTGAAAATCCATGCTTACCCCCGACCTCTGCACTGAGCACCTGGTAATATCCTGAATTTCCATAATTCACGATTCTCTTTGTTGCCGTCATCAGCTTCGACCGTTTCAGAAGCGCCGGCGACATCTCCACCATCTGCTTTGCCACATCAAAAACGATGCTGGCCTGCTGCCGGTCAGCGGCAGCGCCATACACTTCAGCGGATGGTTCATTGTCTGCATACAAAAGATAAAGAGCGACGGCTGCTGCCAATTCGCTCTTACCTACCTTCTTGCATATTTCCACAAAGGCTGTTCGGAACTGCCGATACCCATCAGGTTTGACGATTCCGAAGATATCCCGGATCAGCTGCTCCTGCCAGGGAAGCAGCCAGAATCTCTTGCCTGCCCATTTGCCTTTGGTGTGGCATAGGTTCTCGATGAACTTCACAGCCCTGTCAGCCTTCGCTTTATCATAATGAGATGTCGGAAGCATGAACCTTGACGGCTTATAATTCTTCAGCTTCGGATAACCCGCAGGTCTTCTCTCCGCCATTAAGCCTCACCCCCAAGTAATGCCTCCATCTCATCTTCTTCGTCCTTGCCGACACCGGATGCTGCCATAATCCTCGATCTTGCAGATGGAGTCAGACCAAACTCAGATGCTGCCTGCATCATCAGTTTCTGATTGGTATTTGCAATACCGACCCACGGTGTCTGCTGCTGATATCCCTTATCTGTCTCAAAGGTTGAACCTTCAGAATCAATATGCTCCTGAGCCTCTTTCCATCTTGCGTAGGACTGGCAGTAAGCAGCAAACGCAGCCATATCAATCTCAGTGAGTACACCTATCTCGGATAACTTCACGCAGAGTCTCTCCCACTCCTTCTTCGCTTCTGGAAGCAGCCACTTCGGACAGTCGGGCATTCCTTTACCCGGCATCGGTTCCTTCGTATTCAGTTTTCTTTTCCCCGGATTGCCTTCCAGCTTCTTAAGCGCTGTGGGCTTCGGTTTTCTCCCAGCCATCGGAATCCCTCCTTCCTCGAAAATTGCATAATAAAAGGACCATGCTCTT